GGTAAATGTCGTGATGAGATCACGGATTGCTTGCGGAGACGGCTTAGTTATCGTAGCGGCATCCAAGATGTATCTCTTCTTCCGTCTACGATCTACAGCCATTATGACTGCTGCCGTATCACCAACTATTGCAGGATCAAGTCCGGCAATGATGGTGAGACCTTCTGTTGTCTCGGGGTGTCCGGGGTTGCCCGGAACGATTGGCCCGATCATTCTCATTCTGTCAATAGAACCTTTAACGCATACTGTGTTGAAGACTGAATCTTCATCCACATCAGCTTGCTGGTAAACCATCGACCAAGTTTTAGGATCTAATGCACCACGGCGCATTGAGAGATGGTGTCCATCCCAACGGGGATAGAGTCCGCCATCATCGGCCTCATCATCTCCACCCTGCCATGGGCGGTCTGATTTAGGCCATAAGGTTTTCCAGTCCTTTGGATCTTCAGCAAATTCAAGAACTGCTGGCATTGCAAGGTATGTCCAAGGAGACTTGCCGGTGGGGTAGCGTTCTCCGTTACGGAGTTCTCTATACAAGTCAATGGAATCTACGCGAGTGCCTAAGACTAAAAGTTTGCCCGTTGGCCCGAGACGGGTAAGGACTTCCTGTTGAATCCAACGGATGTGCTTTTCATACTCGTGGGCATTGCTCATGGTTACACAGTCGTCAAGGATAATCAGGTCAGCTCTTGCACCGTAAACCTGACCACCGATACCGATAGCCTGAATGGTTGGGTCTTTCTGGTCTGAGTCACGGAGTTCATCTCCGAGATAGACTTGTGTTGCTTGCCATGTAGCAGACTTAGACTTGAAGCCAGAGCCAGCCGCATAGGCTAACTGCAACTTCTGCCACGATGGGTGAGTCAGTCTTTGTTTGATGGCATAAATAAATTCTGTTGCCTTCTGTTGTGATTTGGATACAATCATGATTCGCACATTCGGATCCATACAGATTCGGTACACGGGGTAGTCGATTGAGGTTGTCATCGATTTAGCGTGTTCCGGGGGCACATTCACCAGCACATACTGGGGGCGGCCTTGTTCAAAGTGCATAGAGGTATGCATCCACTCAGGCTCATTACCTTCAAGAAGGTTAATGATATTCATCTGGTGTGGAAAAGTCTCAGCTTCTAGATACTCCTTGCGAAAATCGCGGAAGGACATCGTAAGAGATTCATCTGACTGGATACGACCCTTTTTAGATCTAGCAGCACGGATCGTGTCAACTTGCTCTTTGAACTCTTTATCGGTGGAGCGGTAGTAATCCCATAGTTTTGCTGAGCGGCCTACTTGCCTCATGGCATCTTCAACCGTACAGCCTTCAGTAATCAGGCGAATAACTTTAGCCTTGATCTTGGCTGTCTCTTCTTGCTTACTCATAACTCTCCTCGCCAGCTTCGCTGGCGTGATCGCCAAAGATTTTTCATTGGGTTTAGCGGTTCTAGAAAAGAACAGACTGCTGGGCATTTACTAGGGGTACTTAGTCTGCCTTCGCTCGCTAGGGCTCGCTACGGCCCCCTAAGGGCCGTTATAGTCGTCTAATTACTTTCCAGTAATTATCCTCCTATATACAATAAGCCGGGATAAGTAGTGTTTATCCCGCTTTTAATGCTGTGAGTTACATCACATAGAAGCCAATGTATCCGATTATGGGTAAAAGTGCTGGTCAGAGTGCATATCAGGGATCACAGCTCCTATCAAAAATATCTTTCTGGGTACATATACATGGCCCCCGCCCGCATTATTAGCACTCGGGTCATTTCTTTGCAGGGTGTGTCGAGCAGGGGGTCTGCCTGACTTGCACCTACCCCATACGGGCAGACTTGGGCAGACTTGGCAGGGTCTAGGGGCTGGGGCTTGGAGACTAAGACTCTTTCAATGTTCGCCGTCTAAGTAATCGCCTAACACTTGGGGCATTACTTGGGGCAGGGAATCAAGACTCGAGGGGGCAGGTCTTGGGGGAATCGGCAGGGAATCGGCAGACCTCGAGGGCTTGGGGTCTTGGGTCTTGGCCTTAGGTCTTGTCCGGAATCTGACTATGTCCGGAATCTCTGGAATCTCTGTAACCCTTGTAATCCGCTTACTTTCGAGGCCTCGAGATTAGGCCAACACGATCTCGGGAATGCTTGTAATCCTCGAGCTTCTCCCCGATACTTAGGGGGTAGGGGAATCTCTCCCCTATTCATTACCTACAGAATGAGGCACTTACTATGGAAGACATCAAGACCGATTTACCTACTCACCTCGAGGCTAAGAATGCACTCGATTCTCTTCTCGATTCATTCCAAGATTCGAGAATGCTTGAAGAGGTAGCAATCAAGACCGCCACTCTTGGAATCGCTGAGAGTGTGCAGATTCGAGACTATGCACTAGGGGCGATTGGAATCACTTTAGATTCTGAAGATTCACTCGCATTCATTACGGCGATTCAATTACTCGGCCAAGATTCGGCAGCACTTGAGGCAATTCGAGGGGCTTATCTTTACGAGTTAGGCAATAAGACCGAGGCCAATAAGGCACTCGATAAGGCTCTCTCTCTCGAGAATGGCCACTCTCTTTCGCTATTGCTTCGCCGTGTTATGTCGGCAGGTTGGCCGTCTGACTCTTTCGCTTCAATGCGTAACGAGTGCCACCCTCGAGTGGTTGAAGGTCTGAAAGACCTCGAAGGGGTGGCCGTAAATGCGAACCGCTAACCCTGTAATTACTCTCCTCGATTCCGAGACTCGAGAGGTGCTTGTATTCGCCCCTCTCTCTAAGACTCGATTGAATGCCCTAGTAAAGGCATACTCTCGGGCAGGTATCGAGGCCGTAATCGCTTAGGCCGTAAAGTGGGGGAGAGGTCGAGAGGCCTCTCCCCTGCCTTATGTCTAAGAGATTCCCACCGGAATCCTCGAGGCAGAAACCCAACACCTACAGAAAGGCAATAAAGAAGATGGCACAAAACGAACCAGAATTCCGACCCGTGAACGGCGCGGAATTACTACAGCAACTCGGAAGAAATAACCTCTTAGCGATTAGCGGTGGGAGAGTTATCAGCAGGGAGACAGGCGTTACCTTGCCAATCTCGAACGGCTACTCTCTAACGATTGACCTCGCTTGGAATGATACTTATACAGTAAGAAGAATCTTTACTCGTAGCGGTAAGGCAACTATCAAGGCTCAGCTCGAAGGGGTCTATTGCGAAGATCTCGGAGATGTCGCTTATTACGGGTCTTGCTTTAGGTCTCACCCTGATTGGGGTAATAAGACTTGGCAAGATTCTGTCCATAACATTGGGGGCGTAGCGTAATGAAACTCAACAAGAGAGGCGAGATAGTCCTCGCCCTATCGCTCGGAATAAATGCCCTGATTCTCTTGGGTCTGCTTATGTGGGGTCTCGACCACCTGAATTGGGTCGGAGACCACTACTGCTTCAAGTCCTCTCTCGAGTGTTATTTTGGGGGTGATTAATTAGATGCCAACTTTCCAAATGGAAGTGGTCTGCCAAGTGCTGACCATAACCGCAGACAACGAAGAGCAAGCCGAGTTGAAATACGAATCCCATTTTGATTACAGCGTGCCTTGCCCTTGTGGTGAAGGCGGTTGCGATTGCGTTGAAGATAGCGAAGATTGCTACCACATCACTACAGAAGAAGGTGCAGAATGAGGATTCCAACGAAGGCAAGGTGTCCGGAATGTTCTCGGGTCTTCGACCTGCTAGATGATAACGATTGCCAAGAGTGGTCTTATGGCCACGATTGCGAGGCATAAGCGGTGCTAACTATTCACGCTGGAGATTGCTCGACCGATTGCCCGACTTGCGTGGCGAATTGTGATTGTTCTAAGTGTAAGAAAGGGGGTGAGGAATGAGCGTTCATAAGACTTGGGTAGTGATTTATTCAAGCGACCCTCTCGCAACACACGACTTGGCAACAAGGCTCGAAGGCCTTGAGTGGTGGATTACTGATAGGGCTAACGCTGAAGAGAGCAAGACAGCGACTCGAATGATTGACCTAACGCAACTAAAAGATTAGTAGCCGATAGGGCAGGGGGTTATCTCCCTGCCTCTTCGGGTGTTCATCTGAATACCAACCAACCTACAGAAAGAT